TATCCAAAAACTAGGCGGCTGTGCATCCGTAGGCCGCGACCTGAACCGCACAACCAAGAGCGTATACCACTGGACCACGCGCGGCATATCGTGGCCGTGGCGCGCTCGGGTTGCTGCGTTGGCACAGTCGCGCGGGGTGCCGGTGCCTGGGGACTTTTTGACTAGAGGGAGTGAGTGATATGGACGATGATGAAAGAACGCCTGAGCACCTACTGTTTAAGTGGGGATCGTTGAAGGGTTGGTGCGTGCGCGAGTCTGGCCCTGCATGGGAGCCATTAAAGCGGTGGTTCGAAGCGGGCGTTTCAATGAGCGCGGCGGCGCAACATGATACCGCCGACCAGAAGCAGGCGCTGTGCGATCTTATCGACGCGATTGACGGCAAGATTTCGAACGATTGGACTGGCGAGAACATGACCAAGGATGAGGCCAAAAAGTACGTCATGGAATATGGCGCATGAAACCCCGCCACCACGCAAAGCCGGTTATGACCGTCGCGCAGGCTACCACGCAGCTTAACACGCTGCTGGTAGGTTGCTCGGATAAGGCATTGGCCGCACTGGACGCGGATTATCTGTCGAGGTGCTACAAGGTTAAGCCTATGGTTGCGATGAAGATGCTGCGGGATCAACGGGAACATAGGAGGGCCAGAGATGCGTAAATGTTTGAAGCCTACGGAGCGGCAGGCACAGGCCCGCAACCGTAACTGGCGGATCTTCAAGCTTAGGGGCCTGTACGCAAACAGCTACCCGATGACTGGCGAACACCTTGCCGCTTATCAAGCCGCAATTGATGCGCAGTTAGCTGAGATGGGGGCAGAACCCGAAGGCGCGCGGCAGATCAGGATCAAGGCAGAGCATGATCGTTACGAAGCGTTCCGTGCGCAGGTTGTCGGGGATTGTGAGGTATGGTGATTGCGTCGCCATTCGATCTTGAGGATTCGCCATTAACCCCGTCACTAGACCCGCGCGTGTTCGTCGAGCCAAAGGACAAAGGCAAACAGAGCGAGTCCAAGCGGCAGGGCGAATGGGTCAACCACATGCACAAGCACGCTTGCAAAGTGCTTGTATTCGCCATCCCCAACGGTACACATATCCCTAGTTTTGCCGGTCGCGCCAGGATCAAGGCGGAAGGGCTTTACACTGGCTTTCCAGATACCGGCGCGCATTGGGATGGCGGATATGCCTATCTTGAGTGGAAGGACTCGAAAGGTGATCCCAAGCCTGCACAGGTCGAGTGCCTTAACCGGCTGGTAGGGATGGGTTATCCGTGTGGCGTATTTCGCACGATGGAAGTTGCGGTAAACTGGCTGGCGAGCATTGGCGCGCCGGTTAAATCAATCAACAACGAAGGAAACTGAGATGAGCAATGTTGCAAATGTCGCCGCTGATGAACTGCGGCTGCTGATTGAGCGGGTCGAACGTCTTTCCGAGGAGCGCGCCGGTATCTCTGAGGATATTACGGACGTTTTCAAAGAGGCGAAGGGCCGGGGCTTTGACACCAAGGCCATGAAGACGATCGTTCAGATGCGTAAGAAGGACAAGGATAAGGTCCAGGAAGAGATGACCGTGCTGGAGACGTATCTCAGCGCGTTGGGCATGCAGTACGCGATGCTGTGACCCGTTGACGTAACCAAACTGTAGGATTAGTGTAGGGGCTTCCGGCGAGCTTGTGGGCACTCGCTCAAGCCGGAAGCCAACACCGCGCAAGGAGGGCGCGTCTACATGATTACAATAGACAGTATCGACGATGGTTGCAACACACCATCACTAGGCGGACTGCTTGACGGCATATTAGTCCGCTTTGCTGAGATAGCGCTTTTCCCACCTGCTGCGACGGACTCTGAACGTAAGGCTGCTATCATGTCTGCCTATCAAGCGGGCGAGGTTACAGAGCGTCAGGCATCGATGTTGATCGCGGCATTTGGCCTGCGTTCGGCATGAGTGGCGCGTCAGTTCCGCACACCGATTTTGCGCCATTGATGAAGGAAGTTGCGAAACGACTTCGCGGCGATCCTAACAAGAAGCTGTCTCGACCAGATGACAGCCGATATGGCAACAACGGTTCCCTCACCATCGATCTTGAGGCTGGCACCTTTTATGACTTCGAAGCCGAACATGGCGGCGGGGTCTTAGAGTTCATTCAGCATGAGCGTAAATGTAGTAAGCATCAGGCTCTGTCATGGCTGGAAGAGCAGGGTTTGAAAGAGCGTGAAGTAAAAGAGACGCACAAAGTTCAACCTATTAAGGCTCCAGCCTTCTACGACTACGTAAACGAAGATGGCGAGGTCGCTTATCGCGTTCAGCGCCTATACCGTGACGGTGCCAAGCAGTTTTTACAGCACGGACCTGATGGTAATGGCGGGTTCTCTGCCAAGTCTGGTGGCATGGACGGCGTTAAGCGCCTGCCATACCGTTTGCCAGAATTGATTGCCGCCGAGAAAACCCGACTGGTGTTTGTTGTTGAGGGCGAGAAAGACGCTGACCGGCTCGCAAGCATGGGTCTTGTAGCTACAACAAACTCTGGTGGCGCTGGCAAATGGCTTGACGAGCTAACGCCGTACTTCGCGGACAGGCATGTCGCGATAATTGGCGACAACGATCGTGCGGGCCTAACCCATGCCAATCAGGTTTGTGAAAAGCTGATGCAGGTGACGCGCTATGTCGGCGTTGTCCAGTTGGACGGCGTTGCAGAAAAGGGCGACGTCTCCGATTGGCTCGACGCTGGCAATAGTATTGGCGCGCTTATCGAATGGGCAGAATCTGCAATACACGAAGGCAATGAGCCTGTTGAGGTGCCCGATAAGCTTGTGAATGCAACGCCGTTTACATGGCGTCCAACCAGCGAGATTCCTAAGCGACGGTGGCTCTACGGCAAACATCTCCTGCGCAAGTTCGTGTCTCTGGATGTCGCTGCTGGTGGCGTCGGTAAATCCTCGCTCAAGATTGGTGAAGCGCTGGCGATGGCAACCGGGCGCGACTTTTACGATAAGGGATTGCCAGAGGGGGCGCTTAACGTCTGGATGTGGAACCTGGAGGATCCGCACGACGAAATCGAGCGCCGCCTTCACGCGACCGCGCAACGCTTTAAGGTGACGCCTGACGAGCTAAGCAACCGCCTCTACGTCGATAGCGGTCGCGATCAGCCTTTGGTCATGGCCACGGAAGGCCCAGACGGCGCGATGATCGTTCGTCCAGTGGTTGAAGCGCTGATAGCCGAAATGCTGGAGCGCAAGATCGATGTGCTGCAAATCGACCCGTTTATTTCGTCGCACGCCGTTTCCGAGAACGACAACAACGCCATCGATCTGGTGGCAAGAGAGTGGAACATCGTTGCGGATCGTACCGGCGCGGCAATCAACCTCGTCCACCACGTTCGCAAAGGCAACGGCACAGAGGCTACGGCGGATAGTGCGCGCGGTGCATCTTCATTGATCGGTAAAGCCCGCTCTGTTCAGGTCTATAATCGCATGTCGGAGGATGAGGCCGCGAAACTCAATGTTCCAGAGGATGAGCGGTTCTTTTATTTCCGCGTCGACAACGACAAGGCCAACCTTGCCCCTCCAGAGCGAGGCGACTGGTATCGCATGAACAACGAAGACCTAACCAATGGTGATAGTGTTGGTGTGGCATGCTCCTGGACGCCTCCAGATGCCTTCGACGGCATTACGGTTCGGCACCTCTACGAGGTTCAGAAAGCCGTAGCTGCTGGAAAATGGCGCGAGAACGTCCAGACGAAAGACGCTTGGGTAGGACATTGCGTTGCCAACGTGCTGGGTATTGATGTAGAACAAAAGCACGCACGCAAGCGCATATCCATATTGCTTAATACGTGGATAAACGAAGGCATGTTTGAGGTGGTCGAAGAGGAAGTCGGCCATCGTAAAACAGCCAAGTTTGTGGTTGTGTTGCGTTGGGCTGAGATGTGATGCGCTACCTTGAAAATCATAAGTGGCGCAAGGTGGCGCAAGTGGCGCACAAAAACACACCTGCGCCACTGCGCCACCACCTCACCCCCTACGGGGGGGGTGAGGGTGGTAGCGCGGATGGCGGGGGTAGGGTGTTACCGAAACGTGGTGGCGCAGAATTTTAACAAGGAGAATGAAAATGGCTGGTTCTGTTAACAAGGTAATCATCGTCGGCAACCTCGGGCGTGACCCGGAAAGCAAGGCGTTCAGCAATGGCAACAAGGTCGTCAACCTGCGCATCGCCACGTCGGAAAGCTGGAAGGACAAGCAGACCGGCGAGCGCAAGGAAAAGACCGAATGGCATTCGGTGGCGATCTTCAACGACGGTCTAGCCACGGTCGCTGAGAAGTATCTGCGCAAGGGATCGAAGGTCTACATCGAAGGCGCGCTCCAGACGCGGAAGTGGCAGGACGCGCAGGGCCAGGATAAGTATTCGACTGAGATCGTTTTGCAGGGGTTTAATTCCGTGCTGACGATGCTGGACGGGCCGAACGGTGGGAAGTCTGAAGGTGGCGGTCAGACAACGGGTAGCGGGTCTGCTCGATCTGCTACCCCAGCCCAGCCGTTCTCAGACCTAGACGACGATATTCCTTGGTAACTAAACGGCGGGGCCTGAAAACCCCGCCATATTTTTGAGAGCGCCCGATGAAACAGACCATGCCCCTAACAACATTTCTCATAGAAATGATGAAGGCCGACCCCACCAAGCTCGACAAGGCGGATCCGGTGAAGCTGGCGCACCGCTACGGGATCGAGCCGCATCACGCCACCGCCTATCTTCGGTTGTGGCGGGGGTGAAAATAGGTGTTGCGTTGCTGTTCGTAACGGCGCATACGTTCGGAACAGTAAGGGAGATGAGAGATGGCTTGGTTTCACTACAATCAGAACAACAGCGGCGGCTCATTCGATTTCGACGAAACGGCTGGAATTACCCACCACGTCGTGATCGAGGCAAAGAACGCATGGCTTGCCGATCAGCGTGCCCAGTTCGCGGGTATCTATTTTGATGGCTGCGATAGCGGGCGTGATTGCTCCTGCTGCGGTGACCGTTGGTATTCGGCTGCGGGCGAGGATGGCGACGAAGTACCGATGGTCTACGGCCAGCCAGCGAACGCTTACGAAGGCTGGGGCGGCTGGATGGCAGAGGGCAAAGAGATTGCTGTCCACACGATCAGCGGAGAAATCCTCTGGTATGGCGAGACCAAGAAGGTAGATGCAGCATGACCGCCCAGACAACCACGCAGCGCACGGCCAAGCATCGGCTGGCGGCGAAGGAGAGGATGGCGCGTCTGGAGGGGGCTTTGGAGCGTATTGCGGCGGCAGATGGGTTGCAGGACGCTTTATCGCTCGCCTGGATCGCTGATGAGGCTCTGAACCCTACCACCGCAACCAAAACCCCCAAATGAGGCTGTAGGGTGCCTCCAGGCGCCCCTACGACCCCTTCCAGACCCCAACCCGCCCGTATGGGCATGAATGGAGATGTGAGATGAGTAATATTAGCAACTACCGAGCAAATCAGGCTGCAACAGCTGGTCACAAGGCAGCACAGGCCGGAAAGCGCCGCGACACCAACAACCGACCACGTGGCACGTTCTACTACGACGCTTGGTGCGATGGTTACGATAGCGTCGCCAATCTTTGGGATGATGAGAAGCGCTATCGTCTCTGTGTCTAACCCCCACACCACCGCCGCCAACGACCGCTACGCACAACTCTTGGCGCTATCCCGCATGGGGGCCAACAGGCACGAAGCAGCGCGGTCGGTGGGGCTTACCCTCAAGGGGCTGGAGGGGTTGCTCTGGCGGCGGTTGGGGTCGGGGGTTTGGCCGGTTGTTTTTGATAGGGAGAGTTGAGATGGGTGAGTGGCAACCAATCGAGACGGCGCCGAAAGACGTATGGGCGCGCTCGACTCATATCCTTTGCGCGCACGACCAAAAACGCTGGATCCGGTTAGGTCGGTACTATGGCGAACTGAAGCGCTGGTATTATTCGGGCACAAATGAGCGGACGCAGTGGAGCGAAACACCTGGTGATGCGCCAACTCACTGGATGCCGCTACAGCTACCATTGTATAAAGATTAATCATGACCGCATACAAAAAATCCGGGGAGCGGGAGCTTAGGGAGAAGCCGCTCAACCCGGATCATTGCATCGTCGATGGAGATGAAACATCGCGACGCTGGACATATACCGTTGTTGGGTGTACGAACGCAATAGGGAGATTTGAGATGGAATTCGGACCTGAAATTAAAGTTGATGGGAAGCGGCCTGAGTGGCTTGGCGAGGATGATTTGGTGGATTGGCGCAGGGAGCAAGGCTGGAGAAAGGATTGCGCGAAAGACTATCAAGAAAGAGTCGCTATTCGCACGCCTGAATGGTCTAGTGACGAGTGGTCGGCTATCCAGTACATCCGCCTCCCCGCAAACCATCCCCACTACATCACCCCTACCCCAGATGAGCGGGTTATGGCGCTTCTGAAGCGGATTGCTGCTCCCAACAAAGTTGACATTTATCAGTGGCAGACCGAAGCCCGCGCGATCGTTGCCGCTTTGGAGCCGGTGGATCCCGATGAGGCTGAAGCCGAGTTGATCTATGAGGGTTGGTCGTCCAACCCCGATGAGGACGTCCGTAGTCTTGTCGCCCGTACACTTGCTCGCGGTCGCCAACTCGAAAAGGAGGGCAAGTGATGAAAGAATATGCAGGTTACGCCATGTGTTTCGCTGGCGGCAATATGATCTCTAATGGCCTGTTATTGGCTGGGATTGCTTTGATGATTGCAGGCTTTTTCCATATTATCGCAAGGGAGCCCAAAAATGCGTAAAATCCTAGTAGCAGTCGCCATCCTCTTCGTTGCCACCCCCGTCACGGCCAAGGATCGTGTCACTTGCGGGCGTGGTGGATGTCATGAGGGGATTCGGCCGTGGTGATGAAACTGTGGTTAGCAGAGCGCAACGAGGACAAGGTCGGTTACGACCAGTACGACTCTTGGGTTGTCGCTGCGGAGAATGAGATGCAGGTCAACGCCTTTACCAAATACGGCCATGAGGCTGGCTACAAGGTTCGGGTGATTGGCACGCCTTTGCCTGACCAGGCTCGCGGCATCGTGCTGGCTTCGTTTAATGCCGGGTAGTATGTGGGGTCATATCCAACGCGGATTCGGCTACACCATCGGCGCAAGGTTCGCCCACTTGATGCTTCGGGCGTTTGGGGTTAGATGAGAGAGATGGAGAATCCCAAAAATACGGATGAAAGGGGAAAAAATCAGGAGTTCCTTGCTCAAGCGGGCAAGGGGCGTCCTAAAGGTGTTCCCAACAAGACTACCGCACTCCTGAAAGACGCCATTCTTCTCGCTGCGCATAAGGCTGGCGGTGAGGGTGGTATGGTGCAGTATCTGACCGAACAGGCAGAGAAGAACCCAGGTCCGTTCATGTCGTTACTTGGTAAAGTCTTGCCAATGCAGATTACGGGCGAGGACGGCGGCGCAATTCAGATCGCCAAGATTGAGCTGATACCAGTAGAACCCGAATGAGTACTGTCCAGATCGAAATGCCAGCCAAGCTTGTGCCGGTGTTTACTGGTGAGGCAGACGTTAGGGGTTCTTGGGGTGGGCGTGGAAGCGGAAAAACCCGCACGTTTGCCAAGATGTCAGCAGTCCGAGCATTGATGTGGGCTAAGGCAGGCCGTGAAGGAATGATCCTTTGCGGTCGTGTCTTCATGAACTCGCTGGCAGATTCATCGCTGGAAGAAATTAAAGCTGCGATCCGCGAGACGGATTGGCTGGTGCCACACTTCGACATTGGCGAGAAGTACATCCGCACCAAGGACGGTCGGATCAACTACAGCTTCACCGGCCTTGATCGCAACATCGACAGCGTGAAGTCCAAGGCGCGCATCCTGCTATGCTGGGTGGACGAGGCCGAAACTGTATCGGACGAGGCTTGGACAAAGCTAATTCCCACGTTGCGCGAGGAAGACTCGGAGTTGTGGGTAACGTGGAATCCTGAACGCGAGGAAAGCGCAACTAACAAGCGCTTCCGCAACACAGATGACCCGCGCGTCAAGATTGCCGAACTGAACTACAAAGACAATAAGTGGTTCCCCGACATCCTAGACCGCGTGCGTCTCCGCGACAAAGAAGAACGCCCACACCTCTACGACCACATCTGGGAAGGCGACTTCATCCGTGTGGTCGAGGGTGCATACTTCGCCAAGCATCTGACCAAGGCGCGTGAGGAAGGCCGTATCGGCATGGTCGCGGAGGATCCCAACCTTATCGTCCGGCTGTTTGCGGATATCGGCGGTACAGGCGCCAAGGCGGATAACTTCGTGTTCTGGGCTGCGCAGTTCGTGGGGACCGAGATACGCTGGGTCAATCACTACGAGTGTCAGGGACAGCCTGTGTCGGCGCATCTCAACTGGATCCGCTCGCAAGGCTACACCACGGACCGCTGCAAGATATGGTTGCCGCATGATGGGGACACGCAGGAGAAGGTATTCGACACGTCCTATCGCAAGGCGCTGGAGGATGCTGGCTACGGTGTGGAGGTCGTGCCTAACCAGGGCAAGGGTGCGGCGATGCAGCGTGTCGAGAAGGGCCGTCAGTTGTTCAGTCGCATGCGGTTCGATGAGACCAAGTGCGCGGCAGGATTGAAGGCGCTTGGCTGGTATCACGAGAAGCGCGACGATGCGCGCGGTATAGGCTTAGGGCCTAATCACGATTGGTCCTCGCATTCTGCCGATGCTTGGGGTACAGGTTGTGTTGCTTATGAAGAACCGCGTAAAGCTGTTAAGTTGGATCTAAGTCGATTGACGCGAGGTATTTACTAAATGGCTCTACAAGATCCCGATCGCGTCGAAGGCTGGTCCGAAGACGAGATGCTGCCAGAGACCGGCGTAGACATGCGCGAACTGGTCGATGCGCTGCGTCGTGAGGCAGAGTCCGCAGAGTCGGAGTGGGATCGTGTGCGCCAGTACCAAGACGCGGCTCGCAAGTTCTACGAGGCAAAGCCGTTCGGTAACGAGGTCGACGGACGCAGCCAGATCGTGTTGCCTGACGTGCAGGAGACGATCGATTACATGGTGCCGTCCGTCCTGCGCACGTTCGTTAGCGGGGATCGCATTGTTGAGTTCGAGGCGACTGACGAGGCTGACGAAGCTGCGGCTGATGAGGCTACGGCGGCG